CGGTGAAACAGTAAACACTACCTTAGCAGCTGCAGCGGACCCTTCGACGATGGCTTGTGACAGAGCTTCAAGTGACTTTAGATCACCCATGAACTCTTCCACTCTACCACGTCCATAGACCTCGCCGTCAACATGGTTGAAGCGTAGCACGAGCCAGGGGTTAGCGTCAATAGGTGCCTTACCCTGAGATTTGGGTAGGACTTCATCGAACATCTCCTGGTGCCACAGCCAGCGGTTGTTGTCACGTGTGACGTGTGTATAAATAATACATTCATCATCTGGCATAGTGGTATCATCTACCACACCAGGTTTCATGAGATCAGGGTAAAAATTTTTTACCAGTTTTTTCGAGACTGTTTCTTTTGTTACGATCTCAATAACATTACCATTACCATCTCTATCTACCACATAGCGGTTGAGAGGATAGAGCTTTAGCCCATCCTTACTCATAAAGATAAGAGCATTACCAGCTACCACCAGATGCTTCAGTGCTTGGTGAAGAATGACACGATCACCGGACTCCGCAATGGATTCCATGATAGTACGTTCTACCTTAGCAAACGACAAGTCAAGTTCAGACCGGATCTGTGGTCCCAACTCTTGAGGGAGATTGATATCATTTACCTGCAGCTTGAAGAAGCTAGTTTGTGGAGGTAGCAGTGCAAGCATTAGTTTACTTGCAAGCGTCACCACACCTTTGGCTCCAGTTGATTGATACGGTTGTGGCAACCTCAAGCTTGTTTTGGAGGTAAGTTCATCTTCCCGAATAAGATAAGGGAGAGTTAGATCTGATGCTTGTCTAGCAGAATTGAGGAACTGGGAACGGCGTGAAGACAGTCTGTCATAGCGTTGCTTAGCTGTCATTACGGATTAACCATTCCTGATTTAATTTTACTTAGTCCTTGATAGGTTCCTGTTGGAATATTAAATTGTTGTTTACGACGGCGGAATTGTTGAGCACCTGAAGTTTTAGGTGTATCACCAGTAGGTTGGATCTGAAGATCTGCTTCACGACCTTCCATCAAACGGTTAGCAGCACCAACTTGTGAAGCTATTTGTTGACGTTTCTCAGCGCCAGCAATGTCTAGACGACGACGTTGTTCAGCTTCAGCAGTTTCCACACGGCGACGTTCATCTGCTTTTGTAGTTTCAATCTGGAATTGCTTCAGTCTTTCGTCTGCTGCAGCCAACGTTTCATCAGCTTGTTTCCTGTATTGCTCAGATTCTGTTCTAATACCAGCCATGGTAGCTGTCATCTCTTCTGAGCGGCGTTGAGAAATCTTTAACTGATCTTCCAAAGACGCAATACGTTTAGCTTGTTCAGGATCAGCACGGTACTGTGGTTGTTGGACATTAACAGTTTGTTTGCTACGTCCACGGCTACCAAAGAATGAACCTATAGCTGCTGCTGCAAGAAAACCAAACATTAGTTTTCCTCCATATATTTAATGACCCACTCAACGACACTACGTTGACCGGCTCGGTACATAATCTTTTCCATTGTATCGTCAGGTGTAGGGTTAGTGGGTGGGAAAGATTCTTCTAGTGTATGGATAAGTCCTCGGGAGTTCATCCCAAGAACCTCAAGCATATTGGGGGAGATTGACATTACTGTGCTCGAAGAAGGCAGGCATACGTGCTGATTTAGTGAAGGAAAGTTCAGGAGCTTTACCCTGATACATTAAGTTATCACTAGATTTCAACCAAAATTTTTTATCCAAATTCTTGTAGGTAGTATTAATACCTAATGGCTGCATCACCCAATTAATGGTTGCTTTACGTAGTTTATCAAGGCTTGGAGAGATCTCCAGCCCTAGTTCTCTACATACAAGCGAGTTACATGCGACATGCAATTGTTCATCTCGGCTGATATCTGCGCTCACTGTTCGCATTCCAGCGTCACCATTAGCGCGGAAGAATGGTAAAAGAACGAAGAAAATTGAACGCTCGGCAACCATCGCTTTCGTAATCGTGTGATCAGGATGCGCGACCCAAGCATCACGTAACCGTATTGCTTCGGCTTCAGCCTTTTCATCCACCCCGTAAGCATTGGCGATGTAACCAAGAGCCAAGTCGTGGTTTTCTTCGTCTTTGACGTTTGATAAGAGTAACTCCCGTGCCATGTCTGGAACTTCATTAGCCAGGGCATCAGTTATAAAATCTCCCACAGGTAGTTCCATATGTCGCAATGCAAGGGCACGGTGGATAGCTTCCTCCGCACCTTCTTTGCATGTACCAGCAGTTGTCTGTACTGGTGTCCATTTGCGCTTCCGCGCCATTAGTTTTTCGTAAGGGTTCATTCTGCACAATCACATTGAGGTTCAGGGGTGTCATCAAGTAGGCTGTTCAGATAGTCATTTACGTCGTCTTCTTCGAGAGCAGCATACGCACTTGACTTATCTTGAACGTCACCCATAACTTGGAGACTATAATAAAGAGAAGTCTGGGGCGATTTAAGCCACTCCTGGATAAACCCTTCATCATACGTGACCATATCGGACCACGAGTTGAAGCTGTAACCATGTAGAAGTCCAGTCCTGTTAAGTAGAGTCATGATGCCATCGGCAACACGTTTGTAGGCTTCCCAGCCCACCTTAGAGGCGATCTCTACGTCACCATAGTTGTAAGTTTGTACTCCGAAAGTACCGCTGTCGCGATCGACTGTCTGTGAGATAGGTGGAGCGATTTCTGGTGTGCAAGTATAGCCATCCAGATCCACGCTTCGATAACTGCAACTGGCGGTTGGCGCGATAGCAAAGGCTCGAACCATGTTATGGCTGCGAGCAATGCTGGCTGCTTGCTCAATTCCATTGTTAATTTGACTGACCAATTCATAAGCTGCAGATCGTACTGATTCTCCGTTGTTAAAATGCTCTAATGCACGACCAAATTGATCATACGTTACTCCGTATCGACGAAGTAGGTTAGCGAGTCCGAGCATCCCGAGCCCCACTTGTCTGTCAGTTTCGCTTGGGAGATACTCTCCGCTTTCGCCAATACCTGTTTTACCATGGAGTGTGCACAACTGGGACATACCTTCAAGGAAAGCACGAGGGATGTCGTCGAATTCACAGCCACCGAGAGATACATGTTGGAGTAAACAGGTACCTCGTGAGGGCAGGTAAACCTCAAGGCAGACGTTACCTCGGATGCGTTTTCCTTCATTGTCATACTTTACTTTGTTGAGCCAGATGTCACCTGATTTGATACCGAAGAGGAGATCCTCCTTAAACGTACACCTCTCCCACCACTCATCTGTGATGTTGATGCATCGTTTGACCCAGGGCAGCTCGTGGCGTGGAGTTTTAATAAACTCAAGTGCATCAGGGTGGCTGAGATCAAGGTGACACACAACAGCGCCGTTTTTATATACGCCACCTCTGCGGAGTACTTCATTTAAGGTGCTGTAGATTTTCGCGAAAGAGACTGGTCCAGATGCAACCAATCCTTTGTCATTTTCTGTTCCTTTGGGTCGCAGTTTCGACAGGTGAACCGCGCAACCTGCTCCATATCGTAGAGCATGTGATACAAATTTCCAGGATGCTTCAATTCCATTGTCCCCTGTGATTGAGTCTTCAACGGTGAATACCGTGCACGATACCGGAAGTCTGGACGTTGGGTTATCCAACCAAGATTGGACACGTCCCGTGCGAGAAATATAAGATGTGGTCATGGTTTGATAAGATCGTTCAAAATAGGAGGCTGATAGTTTGGTCCTTTTAAAACCTTACCATCTCTACGTCGTATAGGTAAACCGTCCAAGCCTAGCTTAGACATGTTGCTTTTATGGACGCGATTTAGCGCCTCTTCTAAATCCCACTCCATATTCTCAGCATATTGAAAACAAACATAGACAAGATCTGCAAGCTCTTTCAGTTCATTTTCGTAGGGCTCTTTGTGAACCGCACTATTGAATTCTTTAAATTCTTCATCGATCAAAGCCAGTTGCATAGTCCGGTTCTCCGAACTGTTCTGGATCCCATAAGCTGTACGGAATTGAATTGCTTGATCGCTCGGACTGTTCGATTTGCAGTGTTGTATGTTTGAGTTCATTTTCAAGGTAGTGGATAGCCTTTTTAAGATCCTTCTCTTTCGATTCAGAAGACTTGTAACCGGCTCTGCAAATATATTTAATAGCATTGCCTAAGTGATAATTCAGTTGTTGGTCTCGAATGAAATCCCAGACCTCTATAAGTCCTCGTGTGTAGTGGGTAGGTGATTGGGCCATTTCTTGACTAAGTTACTGACGGTGTTGGATAGGACAAAGTTTTGCTTTTGCAATGCAAGGAAGACAGTAATAATGTCATCCTTTTCTGCATCAGGCAGAAGGTCGTTTAACCTTCTTATTTTTAGATCCTGCTCAAGCGTCAACTCGATAATCGGCGGAGGGGGACCAAAGAATGGGCTGTTGCTTGTCGAAGTCATAATCATCGGCTGTAAGGATCTTTGCAAGTCTTGCATTTTCAAGTGCGACATCTTCCGAAAGATCTTTGTCAGCAAATGCTTGAACGACAGTCTTCCAAGAGTAACCTTTCTCTTCAAAAAGTGTGACCGCACGTTTGACTCCAATGCCGGGTACGCCACTATAGCCGTCAGTTTGGTCACCTGCTAATGTTTGTACAAGGTGCCACTTCTTACCCTCTGCATCTTCCACATTCATCAATTCTGACATGTCAAAGAGTTTACCAGGTATTTGGCGCATGTCCTTGTCTGGTGAGCAGATAACACTACCGGGATTTTGTGTAGCGTAGATACCTAAGGCATCGTCAGCCTCAAGTGTAGGCATGATAACAACCTTATACTCAGTCTTGAGTTGGTTGATCACACGTTTATAACCACAAGGTTTCTTGCGATTGCGATGCCCTTTGTATGAGGGCTGGATTGATTTACGAAAGTTTACACTGTCGCTAAAAAACAGAATTAGTTCAGGTACATCCCAAAGAAAGTTGTTAATGATTTTAAGTAGGTCTCGCTTAACGTTAGCATACGCTTCACTAAATTTACTTGTAACAAGAATTACATCATCGCCCCAATCTATTTCTGTCTCGGCTCCGGCACAGCTTTTGTAGACCACATAATCGGCGTCTACAAGCATCTTCACTTGCCTTGTCCTCGATAAGCTTTCTTACCACGTTTGGGTACGGAGTTACGTCCTTGGCCTTGGCGTGTTTTCTTTGCGACTGATTTAACCTCAGTCTTACTTTTCTTGCTGTACATTAGTGGGTTTCGCTCCAGTTGTTTCCGTGTGTTGCTTCCGCGTCGAGTCGGATTCGCATGTTGTAGTATTCTCCAGCTGCTGTAGCGCTATATACCAAGGATGTAGATAAATCTTTGACGTGCTCTGGGGCACACTCGAACTGTAACTCGTCATGAATGAATCCTAGTTGCGATGCACATATCTGTGCTTCTCGCATTGTTTGTTGATTAATGACCATCCACCTCTTCGCGATCACACCAGCTCCTGACTGGAGGCAGTAGTTTAGCGATTTGTGAGGTGAATCAACCGTAATTTTTCTTCCGTCGATAGACTTGATGAACCCTCTCTCCGAAGCTTTCTTGATAGCTGTAAGTAAGTCACCCAATCCTTCAATTGCTTCGACGTATGCTGCACGGATTTCTTTACCCTTTGATTTAGCTTTTGCAGTGGAGAGTTGGAGATCATAGCTGTGTCCAATTTTTTCATCACCGGCACCATATAGCATAGCATAAGTTACGGTCTTGACTTGTCGTCTGGAGATACCAATCTTGTCTGCGTTGATTTGGTGGATGTCATCCTCAAGTAGTAGTCTCGCGTATCTTCCTCCATCATACCGTGCAAGATAATGAGCGAGCATACGAAGCTCGATACCACTAAGATCGGCACCAACCATGGAGAGACCAGGGCTCGGTATAAAAAGGCGTCTAAATCTTTCATCTGATGGAACTTGCCCAAGGTTTGGATTTCGGTGTGCACATCTGTGGGTGTTAGTAGCAACTGAACAATGGTGATGGATTCGGTTAACACTCGTACTCAACTTGAGCCAAGCGTTCGCGCCTTCGCTGATCATTCCAAGCATCTTCGTTATCGTCAAAATCCGGAGGAATGCAAGGGCAGTCGGGCTCCCGATCTCCTTCAGTATCGGCTCGTCGATGATAGACTTCCCAGTAGGTGTCTTCTGTGTCGGAGTCCAGCCATGAAATGTTTGCAGGATCCATGCTATATGATCTCGTGATGTAGGATTTAATTCTTTAAGGCGTGTGAGTGGAGCATCTTTGACATAACCTTGGGTTCGATTATCTCGTTTAGGAGTAAACACCGATCCTGCAACGTAAGGATGCCTGTCACGTAGTAGTTGATAAGTTTGCTCAAGCTCTTTTCGGAGAGTTGATGCAAGTTCCCATGCAGCGCGTTCATCAAAATACCATCCATGTAGTTCTTGTTTGGTGAGGATTTCTGCGACTTCATGTTCTAGCGTGACCCATTCAGGTATGGCTGGAAATGTTTCCATAGTTTGGTGGTAACGTGAACGTCTTGTATACAATAATTTTCCATTTCTTGGGACCAGTCCGCCCAATCAGAAGTGGAACCATAGTCACCTTTACGTTCATCTAATCTGTAGCCGTAAGATTCTAGTGAGTGTTTGCCGTACAACTTGAGAGGCATACCATCCCAGGTACGCTGCTTATCCAAGTTGATCATGTCCGGATGGTAAAGTCTGCTAAGTAATAGAGTATCCACCACATAAGCAGGGTTACCAAACCAAGGGTAGAGTTTACGGATAACAGGTAGGTCGTAACCAATAATGTTGTGACCAATAACCCTGTCCGAATCCTGTAGTCTTTGCAAGCCTCTTGATATCGGCTCACTAGATCCAGTGTCATTGTACGCAATTGTCTCATCTGTAGAGAGATCATAGATAGCAAGGCAGTGGATGGTACTAACATCATAAAGTAATCCGTTTGTTTCTATGTCAAAGACTAGACTCACTTCCCATTCCATTTGAACGTCCGGTTTTTAAATTGAGCACGTTCAATAGCTTCGGTGGTAGGTGGGTTAGGCTTATGCAGCTTCAGCGCTTTGAATTCAGAAATCAGTTGCTGCGTTGAACTCTTGTTCTGGTTGAGTTTCATAGAATTTACAGGTAGATAAATCGTAGTTTAATCGACAAGCAACGCCTGTTTCCCCAGAGTAGCGATTTTTGAGAATTCTAACAGTTGTATCAGAGTGTTTAGATCCACCCTGCTGATCTCTTTCGAGCCCAATAACTGCATCGCTAAGTTGAGCGATTGCCGCACTTCCTCTAAGTTGTCCGAGTGTAACACGTGCACCTTCCTCATGATTTTGATCCGATGATGTGCGCTTAAGATGCGACACAAGAAATAAAGCGATGCCTGTGCGTTCAACTAATGAACGTAGGCGTGTCATTGTAGTATCTATCATACGTCTTTCGTCTCCATCCAATCCACTGAGGAGGATAGACAGGTGATCGAGAAAGATAACCTTGGTATCCAAACCTGCAGCAAGATATTCAATACGATTGTAGATAATATCAGGATCAAAAGATCCAAACCCATCAAAAAGAAATAAATCCCAATTGGCAAGCGTTTTATCATAGGCTTCAGTCAACGTAGAACGATCATGTTCACCCATGTGTAATGCTTTACCAACAATAGGAGACATAAGTCCTAGAGCAGTACGGCGGTTTGACTCTTCAAGCGCCAAGTAACCGACCCGTTCTCCCTTCGATAACAAGTGAGCAGCCAAGTCTCTACAGACGGACGATTTTCCCTGTCCAGATCCGCTAGTAATTGTGACAAGTTCTCCGTACCGGATCCCGTGAAGCTTTGATTGTAATCCTTGAAATGGGTAGTCATGATCTGCAGCGGGTGATGGTGTGGTTACAAGTTCTAGTAGTGTCTTGCCATCGACAATACCATCAGGGCGGAACGGCTTAGCGTCCCAGATAGCTCGACATACAGCGTCGGAGTCGTTACCTTGTAGTGCATCCGATGCGTCCTTGTAAGCGCCTTGAAGGTGGGCAATCTTGACTTTACCAGGCGGTAGTACACTAGCACACTCTTCAGCTGCCTGACGACCTGGTGGGTCATTGTCATAGAAGATTACGATCTCATCGTAACCCTGCAACAATGGTAGTTGCTTTTGTACAGCTTTCTTTGCACCAGCAGCACCAGATGGTACAGAAACCATCGGCCATCCTGGCATACACTCAGACCCACTAGCTGCATCCATCTCGCCTTCAAAAATGACGATACGTTTACCAGTTGTAGGGTAGAGATGTTGTCCAAAAAATGTACCAGGTACCTCACCCTCATACGAGAACGACTTACCCTTTGTTTTTACCTTGGCACCTTTGACAATGCCTGATTCGTCATGATAGTAAAAGCGTAGCTTATCACCATCACGGTAGATTTTGTACTTCTCACATACTTTCTGTGAGATGTTACGTTTCTGCAGCCTTTGGGCTGAGCCTGTCATTTGCACACTGCGTTCTTGCAATTGGTGAATGTGTGAAGAAGGTTCACCATCACCGTACGTATAGTAATGGCAAACAAAACAATATGTGTGACCGTCATCATAGACACTCTTACCATCTGATGATCCACACTCTTCGCATGGCGCATGAAATAGGAATTCAGAGGAGCCATTCGATGGGGATGTTTTGGAATGATGTCCAAAGAATGTCATGCTTATCGCACCACTTAGCGTATGTAGTTTTAGATTTCTTACTGATCTTATTGAACGGTGCCTGGAAGACCATACGTAAGTCAAGGTTAGGATTCAGCTCCTTTACTGCCCTTATCTTGCGCCGATCTTCAGGTTCCCAGTAACCCTTACATTCCAGCACGACACCATTCGGTAATACGAAGTCAGGTGTATAAACGTGCTGTATAATGTAATTTACTTTAGTTGTTTCGTACTCGTATTTAACTCCAAGATCGACAAGTAGATCAGCTACCTTTTCTTCGAGCTTGGATCTAAATGCCATCAGAAGTCATCAGAAATGTTCTCCGGGATGACAGTGACAACAGGATCAGCAGACTTGTAGCCTTCAGTCTTACCAAACAGGGCAGCTACATCTTCAGCAGCCATATCGCCAGTGTCTACACCAGCTCCTGAATTGAGAGACACCAGTTGTACACCAACCAGTTTAAGGCTTGTTCCATAAGTAACCCCATCCTTGAGGATGTATGGTTTCTGATAGAACGCCAGCTTAACTTGGCTACCAGAATACATGGGCGTATTCTCGTCTGTGACAGGTGAACCTTCGGTGTCAACGACCGGTGGCTTGTTGTCTTCATTCCAGCTGAACTTTACTTTGAATTGACCTTCAGTAACTTCTTCCCATGGCTCAGGCTTCAGGGTAGAACGCTTAGGGTTCTTTAGTTTAGATTGTGCCCATTCAAGAGAATTAATACGATCATCTTCTAGGGCTTCAACCATGCTGCCATCAATGATAGCAGACAGGGAATAGCCGAACTTACTCGGCTTCATCACAGCTTGATAACCTTCAAGGATAACAGGCTGTTCGGTCTTGTGGATAGTACGTGCCATTAACAGAAAAAATAAGTGGATTCAATCACGGATTCCGGTTCAAGGTCTCCAATGATCGGTGGTTCAGTCTCCGCTTCTATTTGGTGAGCGAAGTCTCGCAAGTAATCATGCTCTGCGAAGAGGTGCATATATGTCTCTCGTACAATTGCACTGAGAGAAGACATGTCGGTAGCACGACACAATACAGAATCATGAATGAGAGCGATCGGTGCGTCGAAACGAAGCGCACTGAAGTGGAGAAGAGATGCATCGAGTGAATGTATAAGATTCGGTGCTGTTGCGTTCTTGTGGTGTTGCTTGTCAACCTTGTCAGAGTCTTTAACTGCGACCTGGATTTCACAACGACCTAGTAATTGCAACTTGACTGTCTCAATCTGTTTCTTCATCAACCTTTGATTGACGACAAAGCCAGATGGTGTAACCCACGTTAGCTCTGTTTTGCCTCTGTCGATTGCCTTAGCAACTTCAGATTCAATCCAAGACATGACAGCCATAGGACCAGGTACAACCTCATCCATAGCATTTCTAACAGCGACCACAGTCTTTGTCAAGTCATCTTTATCAATCTCAACACCCTTCTCCTTTAGTGCGTCCTTGATGTACCCACGGTTTGAGAAGGGCTTTGCATTGTAAGGTACGGTCATCACTACTCGCTTGACAGTTTTTCTATCCATATATAAGCGGATAGAGTTAGGACAGTAAGGAGTAGCAGTAGCAGCAACGACAGCATAAGCATCCTGCGGTTTATCAGATGGTAGAACGTTAACTAACTTAGCTGTGCTCTTATCTCTGGCTAAACCTGCTAAAATTTGTAATCCTGAACAGGTGGCGTCCGTCGCCGTAGGAAGACATGTAAAGTTACGATCACATTTTAACACGCAATGATAATACTCATCACATGCTGCAAGAAATTGCCATGGTTCATCAGCAGCTTCCCATTCGTGAATGTGGCGTATAGGATCAGAAGCGACACAAGAGATTATATGTGTGTTGTCCTTTACCCAGTCCAAACGTTCAGCCATAGGAGCTTTATCAAGACCATATGTTGTAGCAACTTGAAACGCTAACCAGTCCTCTGCTTCAGGAGTCATATAAGACTTATCAGCAAAGTTTAACAAACTTTTTCCAAAGTCTGTATCTTGGGGTGTGAGGAAGGCAGGGATTGGGTAGGCTCTACCTCTGTAATCAAAAGACCACGGAATGTAGAACTTATCACGATCCTTGAATCTAGCAACTGCTTCCATCGTCATACGTGTTCGGCATGACTTGTTGAACTCTTGTTTTTGTAGGTTGTAAACCTCAGCACAAGTTCTCCTGTATGACTTGCGAGACTCTTCGTTCTCTGCAATATCTACAGGCTTGGGTGGTAGTTCATGGTGAATAATAGGGAGAAACTTACCAACAGCTCGTTCCAATCTATCTAGCTCTTCCGCTACCCCTACAATAAAGGGGTTTAGCCGATAAGCAACCTTCTGGATCTTGTTTAAAAATTCCAGTGGTTTATCTCCCTGTATACATCCGCCACCGCGCCGCACCATATCATGCCCACGCATCACCTCGTTAAGAATGTATCCGCCTTGTCTATCGTGTTCCCAATCGTTGGGTTCGATAATCATCGGCCATGCAAGTGGACTGAATAGTTCAGCATCTCTCATTACTGCGTCCTTGATTTCCAAAAACTCAGGGGTTGGGATGATGAATTGAGCACGTTTATTTCCCTCCTGTTGCATGTCCTTTGTAAACCAACCGCTACTCTGCATGATGCAGTCTAGTAACCAGCCACCGAGTTTAGTACGGTTAGCTCTTCCCCACGGTTTCCACTGTTCAACACCATAACGGTTCATCAATGTACGTATAACAACTACTTTCTGCTCAGTTCCGATAGAACGGTGCCAATAGTTGTCTTTCAGTACTTTGAGTAGACCAGGTGCGTGCTTTTCATAGTGCCGCATCTGACACTCTTGTTCAACAGCAAGACCAATAGAATCGCATACGTTGACAGCTCGATTACTTTTTTCTTTGTATGAGAATACTTTGTCAAAGGTCAGTTTAACAGCAATAGCAGCTGCAGCAAGTGGTTCTACATCAGCAAGATACTTCTGTATCTCAACAAATGCAGCGCCAGTTTTACCCTCTTTTATGCGATTGGTAGTTGCTTCAATACGTGCCACCACAAGAGGCAGCAAGGTATCAATAGAAGTAGCTCCATACACAGTAGCAGACGCATACTCTTTACCTTCTAAGTCGCGTGTGTTCTTGTGTAGTTTCTTTAACCCTTGAGCAATGGCATCACGCTCAAGTTGTATCTGTTCGTCAATCTGCGCGGGTGTTGGCAATAGGCTCCTCTGCGTCCTTGCATTGTGTGAATGTGGAGAGATCGTAGCACTCAGCTAGCTCAGGATATGCTTCCCTAAGTTGCTCGAACTGTTCAAGATTAATTAAACTCATTAAATTTTACGGGTGCAATATGACGTAACTCATCATCAGTGCAGACGGTAAACTCTGCATCTTCATTGATGAGTTGTTGAATACGATTTTCAGCAGCATGTGCTTTTTGGTAAACGTATTCTTTGATTTTACCTTTGGTATTTTTTGCGCGGATAATGCAACACACTGAACTAGGAATCTCCCAGCCGCGTAGCTTCCAATCTTCAAACTCTTCCCACGTAGGTGTGACAAGATATTCTGAGGGCATGTCCATCCATGCCTCCCAGTTGTTCGGGAAATACTTACCACTCATCGCATAACCTCACATTTTTAAGGAACTCTGTGCCACCGGACAATTCAGCAGCAGCCCACGCAGCGTGCTCTGAATCGGGTGCTAATAAATAGCAAACCTGACCATCTGTTTGTGTATATTCCCACTCTTTAAGAGAGGAGTTCTGTAACTGCATTGGGTGCTTTCCTGCGCTTTGCGCGTCGTGGTTTTGGTAGGTATGTATCACGCTTAGCTAGTTCTGAATACTTAGCGTGCCATTGATGTTCTTCATTAAAGTAATGCAACCAACAATAGATTGCATTGCGGATGTAGAAGTCATCATCATGTGGTTTAACGTTTTCCATAGTATTTAGAGGTGATACGGTTAGAGCGCTGCCAGATGATAGCAGTGCTGAACAATCCTACCATGCCAACAATGGCAAGGATGATGGTTGATTCGTCCCAAAGCATCAGTTGTTCTCCTTGTTTGCGTAGTGTTTGCGGATGTTGTTGAGGCGTATGAGAGAGTCTTCTTCGGATGTTACTTCCATGCACTCAATAGTTATGGTTTCGTCTTCGTCAAAGTTACCATGAAGGTCACTAATCTCAAGGCGATTCAGTACACCTCGCAGATTAGAATAGACAGAAACCATCTCATGGCTATCGTATTCAGTGCGATAACGGAGAACATAAACAGTTGCCATTGGTAGCTGCGTCCTTGTGATGTGTGAATGTGATGAATGTGAGCGACAGAAAGAGGCGACAATAATGCCGCCTATCTGTTAGTTAGTGTGACACATATGCCATTATGTGTTACTTACCAGTGACGATTGAAGATGTAAACCTCACCGTCAAACGAAATTTCAAAGAAATCATGTCGCAAATTCTGGTACCAAATCATCTCATAATCAATAGCAGTTTGCAACCATGTTGGTAGTTCTTTGATACAATCAGAATAACATTCGTTCACGAAGTCCTCAACAAACGTTTGCACATCTGGATAACATCCGAAGTAAGAATCTTCAAAGTCTTGTACACTTTCGATACCATAATCATCTAGCTCGTGACGGAATAAATCCGTGCGAGTTACGCTATCAATACCAAGATGATTTGCAAGGAATTGTTGAAACTCAGTGAGTGTTTCAGGCATGATGAAAGTGTTGTAGATGTGTTGTTTGATGAGTGACAATAATTAGGCAGCGATTGGGAAGACAGCAACACCGTCAGCTTTACAGAACTTGTTTACCCACTTACCGAAAGACTCGACATTGTGGAACAAGATGTCAAACATAGCATCTTCGTCAATGTTGCTGTAAAGATACTGATTACCGTTTTTGTAGGTAACTAGTGCTTGATTTTGCAGAGGTGATACCTCAAGTTGCTCGATAGATGTAGACTTGATAGCGTTACGTGCAGCAGGAACAAAGAACATTGTGAATGTAAAATAAGGTGAATAAGTAGGTGTGAAACCTACATCTAACCACCGAAGTGGCTAGAGGTAAGCATCAGCTAACTAGCTGCAATCAGGCAGCTTGATAACAGGAAAGAGCAGACAATTCAGGGTTGAGTCTACCTTGTGATTTATACTCAACACGCTGTGAACGAACGAGGTTCTCGTTAATCCAGAAACCAAGTGACATGTTTGGATTGAGAATTAGGTTGACGATAGCACGACGGCTAACGTTTTTGTACGTGTAAGCGTGTCCAGTTTGGAATAGAATCTCAACGACACCAGTCAAAGGATTGGCAAACATAACGTCAACAGCGTCAGAAGAACGAAGTGCGATGAGTTGATTGGAAAGCATGTGTGAATGTAAAATAGAGTGGAAAGAGTAGCGATGAAAGCTACAGAGAAGCATAAAGCCTCAGTGTAACTATCAACCGTAGTTGAGGATGAACTCGTCAAGCGTGAATATGTCATCGGTACATGCCTCTGACACAAGCTCATCATAAGACAATGAGTTTAGATAAGAACGATGATCTGAAGATGACATGTCAACATCGGGATCGAAGTCGTCATGACATAGTAATGTGTACTCGTAAGACAATGCGTTGATGAGTTGATCGCGTGTGTAAGTCATGTACGTAGTATGGCAGAGAATGGAGGGAAAGTCAAGCGGTAGTGGACAGTTCCTCGCGTGTCATATGGTATTGATAATAACCGTTGTTCATGCGAGCACGCTGTAGCGCACGCTCTGCATCATACTGTGCAGTGTAGTAATCAAAATCTTTGGATACACCGTTAGCGGTGCGAGTCAAGACGAATCGGAAGGTTTGTTTGTTCATGCTTATAGTATGGCAGAGAATCGGTGAAAAGTCAAGCGGTGGTAGACGGTTTGTCAACTGGTTCACTCCAGTTAGATTCGTCATTCATCCATTCCTCATAACACTCTAGTTCGTGTTGCTGAATCCATGCAATCATTTCATCAGAAATCATGGAATACCTCGATTGTGTTAGTGACAACAATGCCGTTTAGTTTGGCTGGTTTGTTACGCTTAGCTCGCTTCTGTGTGTTACACCATAACAGCGTCTTGATTGGTTTACTGCCGAGTGTGAATGTGGTTTCTTTTAGTTTCATCAAACTCGTGCAAATGTGTAACCGTTCTCGAACTGATGAATCAACTTATCATCAGTGATAAACCACTCAAACTTATGTTGATATACACCGCAAGTGTAACCATCACACAACCCATTGATTAATGCATTTAACCTTGACTTAGTTGTATTGGATTGGTAGCCACCATCGAATATCTCTACATAGTTAACACCTACTGTTGCAATATGATTACCATGTAGATACACACCACTACTGTTTGTTTGATAGTTATATGTAACACTTGTGTTATCTTTGCATAACGTACGCTTTCCTTTGATTGCATCAATCATCTGTTGCTCAATCTTTCGCATGGTGTCTCTCCGTTTGGTATGCATATAGTATGGCACACATCAGCGCTGCTGTCAGCATGTAGTAGACAGTTCGTTCACTGGCGTTAACCGGCAGACAGATGGCTTCGCCTTTATCCACAACCCTGTGGAAAACCCGCTCGCACTACGTGCTCGCTCCGCCAGCGCACCGGTTAGCGCAGTGTCACACGGCATGGCACAGGATAAAAAAGCGAGCGTAGCGAGCGGACACTAAAAAAACTGGCACCCCCAAGGGGGTATTGCGAACGGTTCTCATTAAGATATAGGGCTCACAAATTTTTGTCAAAATTTAAGATCAGATAAATCACATAAGAGACCGCTATCAGCAGGATAGCGATCATCCAAACGACACCCCAAACAATCATAACTGTTTCAAAGCTTCTTTTTCTCTATAGTACGGTTTCCGCGTCTTAAACTCAATATAATCATCAACATAAGCAGGTAAGTACTGCCAAACAGGTAAGCAACTGTAGAGGTTATGTGTATTAGAGGTACATATCTTTATAAACAGTATCAAGGCTTCCATACAGCACGATAGATAAGTGGGAATTGCTCTTTAAAGACCTGTTTAACCCCTTGAGCGACAAGTTTATGCTCATGTTGGGTGCCATTAGCGGTACGGAGGTCGATATAGTGTATCCAGGAGCGGAGGGTACCGTTCATATAGAGTTTAGTAAGTGTTGATAGGGGTAAGATATCTCTAGCACACTCCTTTGCTACACCTGCAGCTAACATCTCAGTATATAAGCTATCACTAAGTTCAAATAAGCTATTAATTTTAACATTAAAGTCTTTAATAGTATAGAAATCTAAATCATCAACACTATTCTGTCTATTCTTGGTATCTTGTCTACGCAGTTGGGGGATAGCGGCAGGTTTAGCCACTTTAGCGTATCGTTGAGAGAATTCTTGAAAACTAAAGGAACGATGGCGTAGGATTTGAGCAGCAACACTTCGGGTTGTCTCTATTTCTACACACATGTTAACCATTTCAAATGGTGACCAATGTTTATGTTTAATAAGGTATTTAATCAGACGTTCAGACTCGGGGTTATCCTGGTTATCAGGATTAGATACCCTAGCCATATACGCTATAAGTTGTTCAGCATCTGGAGTGGTATGTACTAATGATACTGTATGATACATGTAATAGGTGGTTAACGTAGTTGGTGGTAGTACTTACAGGATGAACGAAAACGAATCATCTAATAAAGAAGGAAGGAGGAGGTTGTCGTTAAGACAACCGCCGAGTTCCTTCCTTCGCAGAATTCGGGTCCACCCTTCCCTCCTCCTGTATACATCCGCCATCGATCTAAATCCAGTTAGGGACTGATGTCTTATTATTACCTCTTGCTTGTTGTCTTTGGTCATAATTCATGTTTAAAACCATGTGATTTGCAGAGGATTGTGGGTCATCAATAAAGTCTTCTAACATCTGATTCCACTCCATACGTTTACGTTCTTTGATTGCTTCTTGGGCTGATATACCCATAGCATCTGTAAAGTATTGGACACCTTGAGCTAGACAATCAATTCTATCGTCGTGTTTCACTGCGCCTTTTTCACGACACATGCGAGACATTTGATAGAATAGCATGTACATTAGTCTACGTTCAGGAGCTTCGTTGGGGTTAGACTTGAAGTCCCATTCGATAACGGACTTGTTAATAACGAGTCGGTGTTGATTGAGGACGGGTTCAAGGGAATCGATGATTCGATCTTCTTTTCTAACTGTTGCACGGACTTCTTCAATATCCACTCTTTGATTTGTTTGTTGAAGATGCTTACGGAAAAGCTCGCTAACAATACCGTCACCAAAGTTAGTTTCAATGACAAGCTTAGATACTTCATACTTTTTACAACCTTTTAGAATGTCCAGGAGTGTGTTGTCTGAGTATCCGTCTCTGTAAGCACGCATGTCGTGCAAGTACAGGATACCGTTGCGTTGGGAGATATAAGCTGCTGTTGTCTCATCTGAGCCACGACCCGACGGGTCAACCGAGCATATTGTTTCGGAGTAAACATCCCATTCTCCTTGGAGTCGCATTGGAGAGTAGAAATAATCTCCAGGTAATCCAACAGTTGGTAGTTCTTTGATAACGTTTTGGGGGTCTGAGCACCAGATGACGGACTCAGGAGCAGACTTAGGGTTAACGGAAGTAACAATAAGGTCTGCACATTTAAGAGGGAATTTGTCAGCATCGGATAAACTAGTGTCTAACATGAACTGCAACATAAAGTTGCTACGACCCATTGACGCTTCACGTTCAATCAGGTCTTCATTATCAAAACGGTCATCTGTAACGTCCCATTTATCAACACCTTTCTCTAGGTCTTCAACCAGCTGAGGCGCTAGGAGACCTTCGTAGTTTGTTGTTTTACGTGGGTAACGTGCAGGCCAAACGAACGGTTTGTAGGAGCGTTCTGCAAGGCGTTTATAGACCGTAAATGTAGTTTGTGGAGTACCTAAGTACATGATGCGGGAGTCATCCTTTGGAGTAAGGATTGATTCAGCCTCGGTACAGAGTTGAAGTAATTTCTCCCTCATCATTTCTGTCATTGAGTTACCAGGGACTTCGATATCGTCAAGGATCATTAAGTCAGCACGAGAACCGGTAAGCTGACCTGTAATACCCACTGATTTAACAGAAGGAGCTTGGTGAGGGGAGCAAAGAATGTCGAAAGATACGCGGGACCAACGTGAGTCATCAGATTTAGGGCGCATATGCACCAGCCAAGGTGTTTCAATAATCAGTTTCTGTAGAAAGATTGACATGTTATCTGCACGTTCTTTAGATGCAGATATAATCATTATCTTTTTTTCAGCGTCATTAAAAAGCGTCCACAGAACAAAGGCTCCAGTAATCCAGCTTTTTCCCACTCCACGGAAAGCTTGTATTTGAAGACGCTTAGGTCCATGCTGAAGATAGTCTGCGATTGCATATTGTGCACGTGTAGGGTTAGGTAGATCAAGCTCCGCCCACAATGCTTGTAGGAAGAGCTTAAAATCACCTCTAAGGAGGTCTAGGGTGTTCATAGGTTATTTAGTAGAACGAACTTCTTTAATAAGGTCATCCAAAGGTTCCCAAACTTTAGCAGTATCTACATTATATGCTACATCAGAATCCAGCATAGCACGCCAACGACGCATCAGTTCATTAACATCTTTAACATCCTTTAAAGACCGTACATAATCTGTTTTACCAAGTTCAGCTCCAGAAGCTCTAAGCATAGTATGTAATTCATTATGTGGGTCTTTTTGCATGTTAATAAGATTACTCTTAACGTCACCAGTTCGTTTACCTTGTGCAACAGCATACTCTGCCATTAAAATAAGATCATCTTTGTCTGCTTTACCTTTGCTAATAAGGTCATCCATTCTACCAAAAAAAGCAGCACTAATACCTTTAGGAAATAAATGATGCTGCTCCAGGTAACCTTCAATACTACGTCTTACCTCTTCTTGTTTTTTAGCAACCAAACCCTCTTTACTTCTAAAGAAATTAGGATCAGTTTCGTCAAAAGGTAGGATGTTAGACTGCTGTCTGCTTAAAGATTCTTGAGCGCCGATACGACGTTCACGTAAACGGTTGGCAACTTTTTTAATTTGATCAGGTCTGCCTTCATACATACCCATAAGCTTTTCAACTTCTGGATTGTCGTTAAGGAAAAGACGTAAATTGTTAGGGTCACCCTGCAGCTCTAGTAGAGCATCTAACTGTACGTTAGTTTGTTCAATACTACCTTTAAGTCTGTCAATCTCAACATCACGTCTAATAAGACGCTTACCTTGAGTAGGGGTAACAAGTTTATCACCAGTTTTTACACCACCTCGTACAGCTTCCAAAGTTGGCTGATCAGTAGTAGTAACAGCTTTCATTACTACACCACCTTTTGTTATTTGTGGTGCTAGTTGAGTTGGAGCTGTCATACCACCAGCCATAGCAAGCTGTGGTGACATACCACCAGGAGGAAGTTTATCTACAACAGCTGCTGTTTTTTTAGCAACGGAGCCCAAACCGGCAGTAGCTAGTGTATCTACAAACTCACCACCGGCAAATGAACCAATCCTTGGATCAACACCGAGATTTTCTGCAAGATCACCAAAACCTTCTTCAGCAGCCGATCGTACATTTTTGTAAGTACGATAAACCATACCACCTAGTCCTTGGTCTTGGCTCATAACTTGGTCAACAGTTTTTACAGCGCCACCAAAATATTGCAGTCCTACGCTAACTCCAGGGATTTTAGAAATCTGTTCACCTGCAGATTGTACAACATCTTCAACAGTATCAACAAATCCGGTACCAATCATTGGTCCTTTTTGAATACGTTCGTATTTAGCTACTGCTGCATCATATTGATCATAACCTTCTTGTGAAGAAAAATCATAATCTTTTTGATCAGGTTTTTCCATTAATTAATATACTCCATAAGTAAGTGTTCACGGAGTTTATTAACTCCAAATTTAGCCCTCATCCATTCTAGGACGTGAGTACTTCCTTTTTCCTGATTACATTGTGTGCAGGCGCATACAACATTTGTTGCGACATCCCTTCCACCGCGAGAGCGAGGGTGAACATGATCGATAGATAGGTTACTAAGGTCATAAGTTTTTCCGCAATAAATGCAAGTGTGGTCAAAATGTTCCTTAATAGAGCGCCTCCACAGGCGCTTGGCTTCTGGAGAGGTCATAGCTATTAAGTTGAAAAGGTAATCGTCAGGAGTTGGAAGTAATGGGGTCATGCTCGGCCTTTACGTGCTCGGTTTTTAGATGCTTTTTCAAGGAATGTTTTACCATTCTTTTTGTGTGATACATCTTTACCGTCACCATTGCCATAGGTTCCCCGTTTTCTGTTTTCTTTGTTTAATGCAGATCGTTTCTTGATCTGTAGTTTAGATGAGTCGTACCGTTTTTGATACGACTTATAGTTACCGTTAGCGTATTTAGCACCGCTGTGTTTAGACGTGCGAGCCATGTAGCCTCCGTTGTACTAATTCAGGGTTAACCTGTGGCATCACTGCTGCCAGTTTAGACAGTGGGCTACCTTCTAGGGCAACACCACTGATGTCATTAGTCTTGAGCCAGTCGCAAGCTGCTTTAAGATCAGCTGTAGAAGCCTCACCTGCTTTAATACGGGTAAGAAACTCCTTTGTAACTAGATTATGCAGCTCGTTAAACTGGTCTTCTGTAGCTTTTTTCTTAGGCATTTCTAAGTACGATTTGGTCTAGTTTACCTTCGATACGTACCATATGATCTTCCATACGGTCAATCATTGACTTGAGTTCTGATTTAGAAACGTAATCCTGAGCAACAGTCAGTTCTACGTGGTCAATACGACGATCAAGGCTACTGATACGTTCATGTACGCTATTAATCCGTTGGTGTAGTCTGTTGTTCAGTGTTGCTCCCGCTGCTACTACTGCTATCGAGAGACTTACTATCGCTTCTATCATTTAAGGATACGATTGGTATGATGTCATGACACAACACTTCTACTCGGCTACCGGGTCTAAAAGTAAAACCGGCTTTCATAATCTCTGTACATTTCAATGCACGCACCATCTCGTAGTTAAGACGCATCTTCTGTTCGTGTCGTCTAGCAATTTCTTTGCATTGTTCAATCATGCCACCATCTAGTGGAAACATAAAGTTGATCTGTGCACCGTAATTATTAGACCGAACATAACCATCAGACTCCATAGGTATCGTATCGTTGCCCATATAAAATGGGCTAAACGTCATCGTTGATCCATTACAAGAATTGTTGGCTCCAAAGAATTGTCGTGATGGTGCACCATTGTTCTGGAATTGCACAGCCTGATTAGTAACATTTCCCGTTGCGGCTGCAACTGGGTTAGATGTATTTTGTACTTCAGGTTCTGCAAATGCAGGTGTTACTGCGAGAAGATAGAAAGCGATGTAGTAGTAGAAGTTTGGTCGATGCTTTCTGTGATATCGATTGTTTCCACTACACCTGCTGATCGTGTTGTCAGCTCTAGAGTCCAGGGATCTCCAGCCGTAGTTACGGAAAATGTTGTACTTTCTCCAGCGATATCGGAACTGGGTGTAACGTTTGAACCACTCCATGATGAATAATCACCACCCATGATTTCTTGTTCGATTGTTCTTTCAATGTCAACCGTGGTGGTGGTAGTCGATTGCATTGACCCCTGAGTGAACTGTGGGGTAACAGTTTGTGCTGAAACTGGAGCAGCCAACAGCAGCAACAAAAGTAGCTTTTTCATTCTTCCTTTTTTTTAATGTCAGGTGATTTGGAATTCTGTTTACTGTTAGATGTAGTTAATCCGAACGTAGCTAAGGCTCCAGTAAAAACACTGGCAACAAATGTTATATCACCACCACTTTGACCTTTTTTGATCATGGGCAGTTCGACATAGTTAAGGGTAATAATAAAACCACTCCAAATAACTACACCTAAACGGACAAATGTACCGAGAATTTGTAATTCATCTTCTGTGTTTTCTTTAACTTTAACTAGGAACCCTTTCTTTTTTTGTTCGTTGTTATCTTGGTCCATGCTTGTTTAAGGATGGGTTTCATAGCAGTTACAGTCCATTTAAAGACTGCTGTTGCTGTAAGGGTGGCTGCAACAGACACGGTGGCAGTAGTACCAGCCGTGACAAGTATTTCGTTAGACGGGAGAGGCATCGTGACATCCGTGAATGGAATGTCTATCTCTCGTGTGTCTTTAGGTATAGGTATGTCCGGTATTTTAACCGGAGGTGGTTTAGGTTTTGGTTTCTCTTTGTCGGACTCTGTAGTTCCTTTGACTCCCGGAGGTGGCCGAAGGTCGCTAGGAGGCACCACAAGCGGTCTGTATGAGGGCAAATCCGCTCGTGGGACATCTAGTACCGGACGGGGTAGAAGAAGGGGCTCAGGGAGCCGTATATACGGTAGTACCGGTGGCTCACCTAAGTCCATCAGTCCAGAGGCTTAGCAGGAAATAGACCGTTACGGATAAATTCCACAGCTTTATCATCTACATCGTTATCAGTAGATTCAGCCAGTTTGGTCAGCATATCTACAATGAGTAGCTTGACCTTCTGGGACTGGAGAAAAGAAAAGAGAATTGGGCGAATAAGTGTAATCATGGTTTAGTAGGCCAGGTAGGGTTTTTAAGATCAGTTGTATTGGAAGGCAGGTCACGCAATGCTTGACGATAAGCACGTTGCTCATCTGTCATAGTGCGGTCACCAATAGCCCACCAATCTGTTTCAGCAAGTTTTTCGTCGCGCACATAACGCAGCCGACCCATCTCAATAATTGGACCCAGCTCTGCTCGACGTGCTACAAGGTCAGTGTGAGTTACAGCTTCATCCGGGTCGTCTTCCCATGTAAAGCGTTCTTCACCAGTAGCGGAATCGCCGTTACCGAATTCACCCTCGCTGTTGGCGTATTCAACGACCCAGCCCTTGTCTTTGTATAAATACCGGGCAAGTTCGACGATAGAGAGTTCATCGTCTCGGTTGTACTGAAGCGCGTAGTTGTACTCCATCAGTCCCTCACGTGATAAGCTTGAACCACAAAAGTGTCATTACCGCTATGGCGGTTTAATTCAATAAAGCCATTCCACTCTCTAGCTTGCAAGCTAAAAGTGTAGCTGCCTGCTGGCAACGTGAACGCCCAACAGGGCTGGCACGATCCGGCGTTGTTGCTGTGATGGCCCAGGTGGTTTGTAAAAGTTGTCCCAGTAATGCTTTGCGTACCAGAGACAACACATCGTGTTTCCCACCCGCCAGCGTCTTGTTCATACGCCTGTGCAAAGTGACCGATACAAAGAACGTGACTTGTATGTCCTGAAGGAACAGTCAATGACCTGGACAGGTGCGTTACAAAGCTGCTCGATAGCTGCCTGTTGGATGACGTTGATGTAGATGTTCCATTAGTGCCTTGGACGAGGTTCGTGATGCTCGCCCCGCTGCCATTAAAAGCCATAATTAGTTTACCTCCGTGAGATTAAATTTGTATTTCTTACCGCTACGGCGGTTGATAAGGAATAGGTCATCCTCACCTTCTTGGATAGTGAAGCTGCCCCACGTTCCATCGACATCGTTAGTGCTACCTTCATTGCTGAGGTTGAGGTCATTGGTGTAGACATTGCGCCAGCGGGCGGAACTTATGCCTAAGTCGTAAGTATTGTTAGCTCCAGGGCGGAAATGACCACTGCCGTCAAAATAAGCCCGGTCACTACCATTTTCGCGGAAAACAATTCCAGAAGGACCGCCGCAAATGTAAAGCTGACTGTTATGAGCTTGAATTTTTGGACTTGTGGTGTTTCCAGTCCAGTTTCCGTTTGCTAAACGAATATCACTGTTAGCTGCAATATTGACAGCATTCGCACCACCTCGGAACGTTGCGTCGTTTTCAAAGTCTGACGGACCATTAACATCTAGGTCGGTGCATTGAAGTTGACCGGTAATGTTGACACCATCTGCTTTGGTCTGAAGTTTATTGGAGTTATCGTAATAAAGTTCTACGGCTCCGTCTACATTGAAACCGGCACACATTTCTGAGGTACCTTTTGTGATTGCTGTAGTACCGTCAGAAGCTAATCTAAGGTCTCCTGTCCCAACATCACGAACATAAGAATGACTTCCATCATGATAAATCTGTAAGTCATTACCGTTACCAAAAACAAGTTTTATATTGTCAAGGAATTTTAAGTGCTCACTGGAAGTATCGTAACTAATTCTAGTTGCATGTATATCAAGGTTTCCTTGGAGATCAAGAGTATCACATTCCAGTTCGCCAGTGATGCCTACGCCGTCTGATTTCGTTTCAAGTTTCTTGGAGCTATTATGGTATAGTTTTACAAATGATCCAGACGATGCATGAATCATATCCTGATTGGATGGATTTCTAATATAAACATCACCGCTTTTAACGATTAAGCCGCCAGTTCCTGTTTCGTTTATGTAAGAGTTGCTGCCATCATGATAAATTTCTAAATCATCACCAGTACCTAGCAGGATCTTATCGTTATCCTGCATGTCAAGGTTGGCATTCAGAGTAACGTTGCCAGCAAACGAGGCGCTGCCGTCAGCATTGATGCTGGCTCGATATCTTGCATCACCAGACTGAGCATTATCGTAAACGACAAAAGACCTATGTGAAGAGCTGTTTGCTGAATAGACGGTTAATGTAGACAGGTTAGATGAATGGTTAATATTTACGCCTGTTTGATAAGTGCTTGCATTAACACCAAACGAGGCGCTGCCGTTCGCAAAAATCTCGCTAGTGGCTGAACTATTGCCTGTTGTATATCCAGCCCAGAGGCTATCAGTTGCATTTACCCTAGCGGCTTTAACAAGACCAATTGATCTAATATCTACACCAGTTTCAGAGTATGGGTCGCCACCTACTTGAACATCACCAGAAAAGTTGGCGCTGCCGTCAACGTCAAGTGTGTCGCACTGGACTTCGCCGGTTACGTCAACACCATCAGATTTGGTCGTCAGCTTTTGTGAGCCTGCACGGACCACAGTGACTTCACCATTATTTGCCACCGACACATTAGACGTGCCATTGGTAATAGCAGTGCTGTCAATAGAACTAGTAGAAGCAGCAGTAATCCGGCCATCAGCATCGACAGTAATTGACGGAATAGCAGAGCTAGAGCCATAGCTACCAGCAGTAACAGCAGTGCTAGCTAATTGCGAAGCACCAATAGACCCTGCAGTCACAGCAACAGTAATCTGTCCGCTACCAGGCGTGTTGTCGCTAACAGTAATACCAGTACCACCAACAATATCACCAGTCAATGCACTGTCAATTTTGGTATCAATCGTACCATCAACGTAGGTTTTATTGGTTGCGTGACCACCTGACGTAGGAGTAATGGTAGTCAACTGACCTGTCATGGTTGCACCAGCGGTGGTAACAAAACCAGAAGTCTCAGTAGCACCAGCTTGCCATGCACTAGCTGTAGCATTGTAAATTTTCAGCGTATCAGCAGTAGTATCAAACCACAAATCACCATCGTGCAAAGACGTGGTTGGTGCGGATGCACTGACTCGATAACGATCAGAGAAATCGTTAACGCTGTTAATGTTAGTAGCGACAGTGTTGATGTTACTAATCGAACCAGCAGCAGTGTTGACATTGCTGATAGAACCAGAAACAGTGTTAATGTTACTGATGTCATCAGAACAGTTGCTCATTGCAGTGACATTACTGGACGTAGCCAGCGTGTTCATGTCAGACACAATATCTGACGTAGCAAGCAGATTCATGTCTGCAACAACATCG